CAGGTGCAGGTGCTTTAGGTACGACTAATCTTGCAGGTCAATACGGTCAGCTAGGCTCTAATCTATCTAATATGTATGGAGCTCAAGGGGTTCAAACTGGTCAACAAGCAGCCGGTCAGGCTGGTATGTACGGTGGACTAGGAGCAGCTCAAGGCCAGCAAGGCGCTGCAATTGGGCAAAGCTTAGGTCAGATGTCTACTAACCCAAGCGCTGTTGGCGCTTATATGAATCCGTATATTCAGAATGCATTAGCTCCATCAGAACAGTTATTAAACCAACAGTACGGAATTGCAGGTCAACAAGCAGCTAGTCAAGCTACCGGTGCCGGTGCTTTTGGTGGTTCACGTAACGCATTGCAGCAATCGCTCAATCAACAGAATCAAATGTTGGCTCAGAATCAACTTGTAGGTAATGCATACCAAAATGCATACCAAAACGCACAGCAACAAATGAATGCGGCTAACCAAGCTGCTTTAGCTGGCAATCAACAAGCTTTAAGCGGTTATGGCATGGGTTTACAAGGTGCTCAAGCTGCTGGTCAGTTAGGATTGGCTGGTACAGCTCAAGGATTACAAGGTGCTCAACAAGCAGCTCAATTAGGTCTTGCTGGTATTGGTGCACAACAGGCTGGTTATGGTTTAGCTGGTCAACAAGCACAAAACTTAGCTAATATTGGCGCCGGTCAATTAGCCGCCCAACAAGGTATTCTTGGTTTACAAAATCAGTTTGGTACTCAGCAACAGCAACAGCAGCAAAATATTATTAACCAAGCGATGCAGAATTACGCTACGGCTCAACAATATCCAATGACGCAATTGGGTCAGTTATCAGGCTTGGCATCACCCTACATCACTAAAGACGTTACACTTACACAGCAAGCCGCAGGTCCAAGTCCAGTTGCTACATTAGGCGCATTAGGTACTACTGGTATTGCGGGTCTTGGCTTGTATAACGCCATGAATAAATAAGGAATTAATATGATTGGCGATTACTTTAGCAGAATGGCGGCAGCCCAAAAATTATCTCCAGAGCAACTTCCTAAAGAAGTGCAAGACGGCATATTGACTCCTAATATGGCTAAAGATGCTGCTGCAAGTCAACCTAACCCACAAGGTATTAATGCACTACAAGAGCCACCTATAGGTCAACAGATTATGCAAGATGCAAGTAAAGCTGTTGGTCCTGAAGAGCTTGCACAAAAGATTGAAGTTCTTAAAAACAACATTAATCAAATACAACAAGGTGTTCAGTCTGGACAGTTAGAAGCCTATAAGGGTATTCCATTAATTAAAGAACAGATGGATATGCTACGTGGTCTAGAATCACAATTGCAGGCTATGACTCAACCGCAGCAAGGAATTGATGTTGCTCAAAGTAATCTTCCAGTGCAAATGGCTGGTGGCGGTATTGTTGCTTTTGCCGATGGTGATTTAGTTGACGAAGATTCTGATGCAGAAAAAGAAGATCAAGCGCTGTTCAGTCACTTACTGGGTGGCATTAGTATGCCTAAGAGTTACGAGTCTATGCTTGCTGAAAAAGGCTACACTCCACAAAGTTTAAGAGACTTAGTACGCAAGACCCGTAAAGATGACTTGGGTAACTATGTAGCTCCTGCAGAAGGTAGCGCCGCTGCTCCTGTTGTTGGACGCAAGTTAAATATGCAAGGGCATCCGTACCATGATGAAGTAGTAAAGTATTCTAAGCAGATTGGACTAGATCCAGAAATTGGGCTTAAAGTTCTTTATACAGAAACTGGTGGTATGAAAGATCCAGCTCATGCACGCTCTAAAGCAGGGGCAGTTGGTCCTATGCAATTAATGGGCCCCACCGCTAAAGAAGTTCACGTAAATCGTTTTGATCCTATTCAGAACGTACACGGTGGCTTAGATTACCTTAAACAGCAAGTAGATACTTTTGGTGATCCTAAGTTGGCAGCTGCTGCTTACAATGCTGGCCCTACTAATGTGCGCCGTGCTCTTAACTCGGGTGCTGGAATTAGCGCACTCCCTATGGAGACTCGTCAGTACGCAGCCAACTTTGCTAATGGTGGCGTTGTTGCTTTGTCTAGTGGTGGTGATTTTAGCGTAAATCACTTACTCAATGCTGAATACGGTTATCCAAACGAAACAGAACGTGCTCTTGCAGAAGAGTATGGTCCAAAAACTAAAGCCCCAAGTGCTGCACCTAAAGTTGCTAGAGCACCAAGTAGAGAAGCTGCTGAGTTTTTAGAGCAACAAGCTGCACGTAAAGCTCCAACGTCTGTGGCATCAGCTGCAGCAGAAGCTCCTGGTATGATTTCTCGCTTAAATAAACTAATTGGTGGATATGCAGCGCCTGCTGCGGTTTACGAAGGTGGCAAAGCTTTAGGCTCAGCTACTATGGGTACTATGGCTGGCAATCCTTATTTTGAAGGATATAGTGATCCGTTTATGGGTGACGTTGCTGTAGGTAATGCTATTCTAAATCAAAACCAAGGCGCTTTAAATCTAGCTAGACAGCCAGAACCAACTACAACACCAGCTGCACCTGCTAAACCTGCAACACCAGCGGCTCCTACACAACCACAATTTACAAAAGCTCCCGTACCAATGACGGGTCCAACAGACGAAGAGTTAGGACGTCTAACTTCAACTACACCTCCTGAACCGTCCGATGGCGGCCTAGCTGATTTGCATCAGATGATTAAAGATCAAATGGCTGAAGCTAAGAAACAAAAAGAAATTGGTGGTTGGTTATCGCTACTATCTGCTGGTGTAGGTGGCTTGCAGGCTGCTGGTAATATACGTCCCGGTGTAGTTCATACTGCGCTTGGTGATTTAGCTACTGGTGCACAACAAGGTATTAGTCAATACGCTCAAACAGCTAAGCAATATGCTGACGAGATGAAGACTAATTTAACTGCCCGTCTTGGCTTATCCCGTGCAGAACTTTATGAGAAGATGCGTCAAGATGCATTGAAAGAACGTGTAAATCAAAATATAGCTAGCAACGCTTTAGCTTCTCAACGTATTGGTTTAGCACAGAAGACTTTAGATATGCGTCAAAATGCTGCTGTAAGTAAAGCTCAATCAGACTTAAATAAAGAAGGCGAGTTTGATAATTTAAAATCTAAATATGCTACGCAGTATGGTAAAAAGTGGGAAAATGATACTAACCATATGATAGAGTTTAATAAAGAAAAGCAAGCTTTGATTAAACAACGAGCTGGCGGGTATACTGATGCAGAACTAGGTGTTCCTACATATGCTTCTTTAATGCAACAATAAAAATATGATTCTTAATTTACCTAAGTTAGGTCCTGTTAATTTTGATGATGAATTATCCGCAGAAGAGATACAACAGCAAGTAGGAAATCTTGCGCAAAAGTATAACTTTGAAGTACCTAAATCAGAATTAACCTACGGCGAAATGGCTAGCCGTGCCCTAACTCGGGGTACAAAAAGATTAGGTGAAACCTTTGGGGATATCATCCCAGCTATGGCTGCCTCTGCAGTTGGTGCAGATGAGTATGCTAAACAACAAATGGGCGAAGCCGCTGCTACTGAAGCGGAGATTAATAAGTACTACGCACCGCAGTATGGTCAGTTATCTGATGTAAAAGGTATTTCAGATGTTCCGGGTTTTGCCCTAGAGAACATTGTTGAGAATCTACCTAATATTGCTACATCTTTAATCCCCGGTGTAGGTGCTGAAGCTATTGCTGCTCGTATGGGCGCTGGTGCTGTCGGTAAAATTGCTGCACAAAATGCTGGTATCTTTTTAGGTTCATACGCACAGAACGCCCCAGAAGTATTTCAAAATATCTATGATAAGACTGGGCATATGGCTGTTCCAGCTTCTCTTATTTTTGGCGCTGGTTCTGCTGCTTTAGATTCTGTTCTTCCTTCGCAGTTAATGAAGAATATTACAGGTCCAGTTAAAGTAGGAATTGTCGGAAACCTGTTAGCTAAATCCGGTATGGAGCCGGGACTTGTTCGCTCTATTACTACTAATGCTTTAAAAGATTTAGGTTATGAAGGTTTAACCGAAGGTGCTCAAGAAGCTATTAGTATTGCAGCAGAAAACTTTGTCGGAAATAATCCACAGGTATTTGATAGTAAAGCGTGGGACCGTATCATGGAGTCTAGCGTCCGTGGTGCAGTAGCTGGCGGAGGTATTGGTGTTGCTGGTGGCGCAATAGAAAGATTGCATAGTGACCCTAAATATAAACAGGCTGTTGCTGATGCTGTAGAAACGGGCCAACCACAACCTTTGATGTTGACCTATGACCCAACGGTAGAAGGAAATACAACAGTAACTCACGGCGAAGGTACATACTATGCTTTCCCTGATGGAACTATTGCAACAACTCCGGATGCAGAATTAAGTAAGCGTTATGGTATTACTCCAGCTAAAGAAGTTGTGCAGCCAGAAGAGCCAAAACAAACAAAGATTCAAGTACGCCAAGCACAACAAAAGTTAAAGTCTTTGTTAAAAGCAAAGCAGTTAGAGTTAGAATTACCACAAGCTCCCCCCGCAGGTGGTGAAACTGTTGAAGGGCAGCCTGATTTATTTGGTGCTCCAGTAGTAGCTACGCAACCAGTTACCGAACCAACCGTTGTAAAAAAACCAGCTAAACTTACCCCTAAAGATCTTGATACAAAGATTGATGATAGTACATTAGCTGCATTAGGTATTGGCCATAGCGCAATATTGCGTAAAGAAAAAGTACTAGATGGTAAAGACATTGCTAATCCAGCAGACGCAGCGGAGGTAAGACGCATACTGGAGGCCTATGCAGATAAACCTAAATTAAGTACCTCTATTCGTGAGAAAGTTGAGCAGTACTTAAATAGACCAGAATTTAAAGAACAGGAGGCACTCAGTGGACAACCCGTTTCAGAACCTACCGGACCTGTCGGAGGAGAACTACAGCCTAGCGTTCGAGGTGTTGACGAAACCGTTCCTCAAGCAGGAGCTGCCGCAGGAGCTGCAGAGTCTATCAATCCAGCAGTGGGACTTACTGGAGAACCTGTTGCACCTGTTAATGCAGGAGAAGAAGTTCAACAGCCTGCATTAGGGGCAAAACCTCAATCCGATTTACAAAAAGCTAAAGCTGCCGTAGAGCCTGCTGTTGAAGCGCAAAAGGATTTTGTACGCCAAGTAGAAGATAATGTAGGTGAGCGATTAATAAGTATGCTGCCTAAAGGAATGGATTTTTCTTGGGTTAAAAATTCAGATGCATTTAAATTTTTTCGTATAGCCCCGCTAATACAAGAATACAACCGCCTTAGAGAAGTTGTAGCAGGAGCCGGTAAACCTACCATAGCAGACGAAAAAGTACGCCTTGCTAAGAATCAAAAAGAACTAGAAATTATTCGAAATGCTATTTTAGATTCTGGCCCAGAAGCGGCTCAGATAATTCGTGATATAGACGCCAATCCAGATATTGCACAAGCTTATATTAATGTAGCTAATAAAGCGGGTAGAGATGATTTTGAAAAGAATGTAAGAGAACAGCAGCAAAAAAATAAACCTGTAGTTGCCACTGCTACTCCAGTAAACGTAGGTTTAGACCAAGAAATACAAGCAGAGAATATTTCTCAAAAATTTGTAGCAGGAAATCTTGCTAAAGCTATTAATAGCGGAAAAGTAGCTAATGTAATTGACGCTGTTATTAAGGAAGAAACTAACCCTGAAACTAGACAGATTTTAGAAAAAGTAAAAGCTTTAGGTTTAAAGACCACAATTAAAACTGGCAAGATAACCAATAAGCCCGGACGTTTAAAGATGACCGATATTGGCGAGTTTGATCCTGCTACAAATACTATTACTTACGACCCTGACTACGTAAATAAAGATACCGTAGTACATGAGCTTGTGCACGCTGCTATTTCTCATACTTTAGATAATGCTAACCATCCTTTAACCAAAGAGCTTACAGCTTTATTTAACCAAACTAAGAAACAGTTAAGGAATGAATACGGTGCTACAAATGTACAAGAGTTTGCAGCTGAGCTAGTAAGCAATAAAGCGTTCCAAGATAAGTTAAAAGCTACAGGCAATATATTCCAAAAAGCAGTTAGAGCTATCGCAAAGTTCTTTGGATTTAAACCGGGAGCTAATAACTTCGATAAGGGCATGCGTATTATTAACGATATGCTAACAACTGCTAGTGAAGTACCTGAAGCACGCCAAGCTGAGAAGCTTTACGCTAGTACACCTATTAATGAAGCACAAGATGAATTTAGAATAACAGCCCCTTCTAATATAAGTAAACTACCGCCTACGTTGCGTGGTCCTGTGCGTGCTATTCACTCTGCTTTATTTAATTTAAAAGAAGCTGGGTTAGGGGTACTACTTACTAATGACGTAGCCCAACTAGCTAGTAAGTATATGCCGTCTGTAAGACAGTATGTGGAAGCAAATCAAAATAAAAGAGCCCTTATTCGCAAACAGGAAGAAGTTTTAAAAGATATTAAACAACAGTTTGATAAGTTAAAACAACCTGAAGCTAATGCAGTTAATGAGTTAATTGCAGAATCTAATCGTCTAGGTAAGTGGGCATATGATCCAAAAAATACAAAGATCCCAGTAACTGTAGACCCTGCGCTTGCAGCTAGATTTGCAGCTTTATCTGATACTGCTAAACGTATAGTGCAATCTGTTTTCCAGTACGGTCAAACTAATTTAGAGTTTAAAAAACAAACTATTAGGGACTTTATTGATACCAATTTTGCAGAAGACTTAGCTAACGCCCGTACTCCTGAAGTTAAGTCTGATATAGAAGAGAAGAAGAAAGCAATGCTTCGCCGCTTTGGGGCTATTCTTGATCTTGACCCAGATATTCCTTACGCACCATTTAAGCGCTTTGGTGATTTTGTGGTGGTAGCTAAGTCCCCAGAATATCTACGTGCTGAAAAAAATGCAGACTCAAAATGGATACAAGAACACCAAGATGACGAACAGCATTACAACGTGCAGTTTGCAGAGACTTTTGGTGAAGCAGAAAAGATACATGATGAGCTAGCTGCTACGGGTAAATACCAAGTAACTGCACCGTTTAAGAAGTCATTGGCTCGTCAGCATTTATATAACGGTATTGACCTGCATAAGGGCTTTGCTAAGTTGCAGCGTGTTCTAGCTGCTGAAAGATCTACTGGAGATATAGACGGTAAAGTATTGTCCCAGTTAGAGTCTATGGTTAATGAGCTGTACATCATGTCATTAGCAGAAAGCAGTGCTCGTAAGTCTGAAATAGCCCGTAAGAAGATTGCTGGTTTTAACCCAGATATGATGCGTTCCTTTTTTACGCAGGGTATGGCTGATGCGCACTACACTTCTAACCTAGCTTTCAACGATAGGATTATGGACTCCCTAGCTGCTATGCAAAAAGAAGCAAATAGCGATAGGGCTAAGGCTTTCCCGTATTTAAATGAGATGATGGCTCGTGAAGCACAATCTTTACAAACCCGTTCTCCAAGCATGCTCGATGCTGCTAATAGGTTAGTAGGTGACTGGTACTTAACCTTTAGTCCTTCTTTCTACTTACAACAAGCTACTCAAACTTATGTACTATCTTTGCCTTGGTTAGCAGGTAAGTACCAATACTTTAAGTCCACTAACGCATTGAATAAAGCGTATAAAGACATATTCCCTTTAGTTAAAGATATGGACTTGAATAAGCGTGTTGACTTTTCTAAAGTACCTAAAGATGTCAAAGCGATGTTAGATGTTTTGGTAGGTAGGGGGTTAATTGATATTGGTGTAGAGAGTGAGCTATATGGGCACCGTACTGAAAAAGGGGTAATGAACTCCTACAATAAAGTTACTAACACCCTGCGTAGTAGTATTAATCGTTTAGAGATATTAAATAGAGCGACAGCAGCTATTGCTGCATACAGACTAGAGATGGAAAAGTCAGGCAACAAGGAAGAAGCGCTTAAAGCTGCTAATGATGTTGTGCATATTACCCACGGTTCTTATGATGGCTTTAATACTCCACGTCTATTTAATCAAGGTCCTGTAAGCCGTAGCATTACACAATTCCGTAGGTTCCAAGTAGTTCAGTTGAGCATGCTTGCTCGTCAGATGTATAACGCCTTTAAGGGTGGTACTAAAGAAGAAAAAGCTACTGCACGTAAACAGATTATGTTCTTGTTAGCCCATACTATGGCACTCGGTGGTATGAAGGGTATGCCTTACTATGCCGCTGCTAGCTTGCTATATGGAATAGCTAAGAGTCTGTTTGGCGATGAGGATGATCCACAAGATTTTGAAAGTTGGTTAATAAGTCAAGGTGGCGAGTTGCTAGCACATGGTATTCCAGCATCGCTTGGTGTAGACGTCTCAAACAAACTGGGTATGGGTAACGTCATGTCTATCCTGCCATACACTAATATTGACCTTACTTCTAGGAGTGGTTTAGAGAAATTAGCGCTTGCTTCAATGGGTCCTTTTGCAGGTGGTTTATTACCTAATATGGCAGATGGTATTGGCTTAATGGCAAATGGCGATTACTACAAAGGGGTAGAAAAGTTTATGCCTAACGTCGTAGCTAACGGCATGAAAGGTATCCGCTACATAGATGAAGGTGTCACTAACAAGCGAGGCGATGTATTAATTCCTAGCTCTGAGATTACTTTCGTTGATGGAGTTATGCAGGCTTTAGGATTACCAACAACAACTATTACCGAGCGTACCAGACTTGATTCTGAGTTATATAACACTAAGCAGTTCTATACTGGCAGAACTAGTAACATTAAGCACGCCTATGAAAGAGCTGCTAAAGCAGGTGATAGCGCTGCGATGCAAGAACTACGTAACCAGTGGAACATATTGCAGAACTCTAAGGTTGCCCATGGATTTGAACGTGAGCCCATACAGAACTTGTTAGGTGCACCACAGGCGCAAGCTAAACGGGAAAGAAATACTATTGCTGGAGTTCAGTTCCAAAAAGGCAATAAACGATTCTTACAGCAAGAGACATAAAAAATACCCCTGCCGAAGCAGGGGCTGAGGTCTTCAAGGAGAAGAGTGCGAGGTCAGTATATCATCAATCCTCCACACCCGTAAACCATATTTTTGCTTCTCTACTACTTGTTTGCATAAAACCTTGACACCTATACGTCTAGCTTCGGTCTCTACAAACCTCTGAGTTAAGCGCCTGTCTATGCAAGGGACGAAGAAAGAAGTCCCCGGCTCAAACTTATCCCACTTAATCAGCACTGGAAGATTCAGTATCGTCAGCATTTAGTAAGGCGCTTTCTTTAAAGAACTCTAGTTTGGTGCTATCAAACCATATGGCATTAACCGCTGCCTGAGTATTAGCAATCGTACCGGCAGTCATACGCTTTTTCTTCATACCAATAAACGCACCACTCTTACGGTATGGTATTAATGACTCCTCAAAATTAGACTGATTCTTAGCGCAGTCGTCTCGGTAGCTTTTCACCACTACATAAATAACTTTAGTATCGGGCTCATAGCGGATAGTCAACGCACCTTTTGGCTCACGAATTGGACCATGCTCAAGCCCTGTGCGTCCATCACGATTACCATTAATAACCAAAGTCTCATGAAAGTGACGTTGTAAGAAACCACCCAAGTAGTCTTCGTTATCAAACATATACTCACGGTTACGCACACGGGTTTCTTTAATTAAGTTAACCGCATAGTTAAATACTGGCTTGATAGAAATGTTGTGTAGTCCTAAAGTCTTAGCAATTGTTCCACCAGTTATTGCAATCGTAGCCATGGCTGACCAGTACCGCTCTGTATTTTTAATCTGTGCTTCTTTGTCGACTTTTTCTTGGATCTCTTTCATCTTGTCTAACACCATGGGTAACTGGCTAACTAAGGCACCAGCATACGGCTCAATAGCATGTCCGTAGTTATTCATGAGTTTGCCAAAATGGTTCTTAGACCAAGTAGGGTCATCGTATGGATCAACTTTAATTTGTGCTTCTAGAATACGCATCAACTCCCCTTCAGGAAAACTCTTAATTGAAAGCAACGAATCTGTAATCGAGCGATTGCTAGAAGTAACTACACCCAACGACCACTTAGTATGGTTAAGACGCTCGGTATTTTCCTGCGACTTCATACGGTTTTTACCTTTACCTGATGTAACGTCATACACTTGGTTAGACATTTGTTCAGGAGCCATATTAGTAATCTCATCAATCGTACCGCACAAGTTTTGCAATGTACCTAGCCTTTGCAATCTAAAGTTATAGGTATCCTTAGGAGACATAAGCAGTTCTTTAGGCCTGCCGTATATGGAGTTAATTGCTTGTAGTACGGTAGTTTTACCCGACCCTGATTCCCTACTAAGAAGATTAAGCAAAAAGCCATCCAAATTAGTGAAACGCATAAGCAAAGATCCAAAGCCCATGAAGAATGCAAACGCTCTTGATTCCATACCCTCTCTTGAGTATGCATTGATAACATCTTTCCAGACATGAAAGTCTCCTTTAGGTTGTAATAACGGAATAATTGGTAGCGTAGGCGAAGATGGCGGACTATATACCGTACCTGTGGCACGTATTTCTCTATCGCCTACAAGAATAGCGCTTTCGTCATCTAACCAGCCAAACTGCTTGTGTGCTTTCTCTGCTTGAGAAGTAGCTTGTAACTCCTCAGACCACTTTGCTACATAACTCATAAGTGCATCCTGTTTTTTACCAAGCACAGTAATACCATGCCCAGCAACTATGTTCATAAATTTATCTTTAGCGATTGATTCCCGTGCAGTCATGATGAACTCACGCACACCGTCTTTTGGTAGGTGGAGTCTTAACAGCATTACGTCGCCATGGTCAGGGTCATTCATCCGCTTGACTACATAAAAATCGTATGGGTATACAAGATCTTCGTACTCCTCACCTTCTTTATCTTTAGCGTGCATGTAAACACCGCCGCCTTTACCTCTAAAGAATGGATAGGGATATTTAGGAATTGTGTAAGTCTTGAGCTCTTTAGTTACAGGCTCAATTTCCATAACCTCTTCTTCGGCTTCGGCTTCTACGATTTCTTTACCAAGCTGAATAGGAGAAGTAATCTTGTGCGCACACCCTTCGCAACCTGCAGGGTTTAGCTTTTTGAATGTCTCACAAGTGTACGGACCTTTAGTCTCGTTTGCTTTTCTATCAGTTTGTTCTGCTGAATAGTCGGGGTGATTCTTAGAAAGAATATGGATAGCTTTATCTCTATCCACACATTGCTGGGCAATACTTAACCCTGCTCGCCAAAGAGGTTCTTCTATTGTAGTTTGATTTTCGTAAATGTGAAGTATCTGATTGCAGCCTTTTTCTTCGACAGATTTAACCAAAATAGTTTTAAATCGAGACTGACTGCTACCCATTAACGCAAGAGTAAGAGCATCCATAGGGCGCTTAAACTCTGATTTCTCTAGGGATTTTAATATGTCGTCCGTAGGGGTCAAGATACCAGCTATGTCATCTAATTTCACACCTGCTGCTACATGCAGTATTTCTACTGGTATAGGATTCGTAATGTCTTTGAGGTGCATAGTATCTGGCACCCGCAAAATACGGGCAGCATCAGCTGGCACGGCTAGGTCAATCTTAAACCCTTGTTCCACGCACAGTTGCTTTAAACGCTCAGCATATGGCTTCCATTCGGTTCTAGGTAATTCCTTATCCAGCACCCAATAGATGTGGGCACCACGACCCGATTTGACCACGGTTGGTCTAGGCATACCAGTAGACTTACAAAACGCTCTAAGAGCGGCTAATCCAGTCTCTATGTCAGCATAGGGTTTACCCTCACCACAATCTAGGTCTAGGAAGAATGTTTTTAAAGCTACCGCATTAGTAGCATATCGTCCTTGTTCGGCGGAACCAAACTTAGCTAGGGCAAAGAAAGAGTTAAAGTTATCGTTTACTAACTTATCTGCTTCGGCACTCAGTTCTTCTACACTGGCTACAAATTTTTGTTTTATATCGCCTTGAGCATCATTAGCCCAACTGCAATAGCATTCCCCATTTTGTAGGGGTGGTAATACTAAAGATAGAAAATCTATTCTTGAAAGCATAGCCGTCCTAAGTCGCCGTCGTTGTTATAAAAAGGAATGGGCAGGAGTGTGACGGCGAACACTCTTTTCGGTAGCTAACCTAGCCCCCCTTACAAGCCTATTTAAATCGTGCAACCAACTTTTGCATCTTCTCTGCATGTTTACTAGAGACTGTGACCTCTCCTCTAAACCAAGAGTAAACAGTCATTCTACTAACGTTAAAGAACTCTGCGACGTCGGATACGGGTATATCCTTACTAATACAAACCTTAGCAAGCTGAACACCTAGTTTGGTAGGGTCAGCCGCCTTAATCTGATTTGCTAGTAGGATGGAGTATCCTTTGGGCATTATTCTTCGTCCCAATCAGAGAGAATCTTAGAGATATCTTTCTTAGGGGCAGCTGCTTCTTCTTTCTTAGCTGTACGCTTTACAGGCTCTTCAACCACTTCCACTGGTTCAGCTTTTGTCTTTGCTTCAAGCTTCGGAGGATTTTTAGCCTTATCTACTTCTGCAACAGACATTGTAATCGCAGAGATAGCCGCTGGAGTTTTACCCTGTCCAATAGCAAGGTTATGTTCAGTCGCATCTAGTACACGCACAGGTTTGAACGTGATCTTTGGTGTAGCCGCTTCGGTATCAAAACGCATCTCAGTTACCACAGCGGTAATTGGAACACCTTTACTACCAATCATCTTTGCGTATGTTTGCAAAGGCCATTTTCCGGGTTCACCTGCACCGAAGATTGAAGACGCTGGTAATGTTAATTGCATAACTTCACCACCAATATCGTTGGCTAAAGAAACTGCAAGGCGCTGACTATAACGGCAAGCACGGCTATCACCCTGACCTGAACCCTTTTGATTTTGAGCACAGTCAACACAACGGCTAGCCTGTGGATTTTCAGATTTAGGACTTGGGACTTCGCCATCTGCTGACCAGCAATCAGGTGCAGTGATTTCACCTTCAGTAAAAGACTTAGCGTAGTAAGTACGAGATACTTTTGGAGATGCGGCAACAATAACTACATTCATTGCACGCTCTTCGTTCTTTGCTACTTCTTTACCGTTGACCATCATACGCCATACACCGCCTTTGATGGAAATACGCTTCATGCCTGTGCTGCCACTACCACCCATCAGGGCTTTTGTGGTGTCATCGAGGTCTGCCGTTTTTAAATAGTCGGGTAGACCAGCATTCAATACAGATAATTCATTACTCATTTGCACTACTCCTTAACGTTTAGTTATAACAATGGTTTGCTCTTGATCCGCATTTAGCCCCGGCGGATGCAACTCGGGGTTTTCTTCTAGAAACTGGTTCATGTTGTTGTTGTTGATACGTTGTTGTAACAAAGCAAAAGCGTCGTGCTCTTTTACAAACTCGCAAAACGAATGCCAATCACTTGTCCAATACCGTTTAGACACTCGACGGGAAATAGTTCCGTGTGGGGTACGCATAGTAAACGTACCTTGTTCTTTGCATAACTCAAGAATCTCTTTTGCAACAATATCTTGTTGGTCTCGTAGCTCTTGCACTTGTTTTTCTAACGCCAATCGTTTATCACGAATCTTTACATATATTTTTGTTAGCCTATCGGCATTTACTTCACTCATTGCACTCTCCTTTTATTTATAACTACTATATTATTCCTATTCTTTACTTTGTCAAGTATCTTCCGCAACATTTTTATATAAATCAATTAACCTAGAATGTATGTCTACTTTTTCTGACAACATCTTGTATATCTTTTTCTCTACGGGAGAACCCTGAATATGCACAACAGTACATGGATTTCTTTGACCAGCACGATGCACACGGGCATTTGCTTGTAGATATGTCTCAATAGAGGTAATCGGTCCCCACCATACAACTACGTTAGCGGCATGCAACGTAACTCCATGAGCCGCCGCTTGTGGTTGAATAACCAATACATGTGGGTCAGGGTCATTCTGAAACTTATTAAATATATCTGTGCGCTTTGTTGCGGAAATACCACCATGTATTACTTCGCAAGATACACCTTGAAACTTTAGTTCGTCAGATATGATTTCGATAGCGTGGCGAAAAGGTGCAAACACAATTACCTTGTGACTAGCTTCTTCGATGACTTCCATTAAGGCAGACATGCGACTCTTTGCATCAAACGCAACAATTTCGCCACTATCTGAATATACAGCACCGCATGATAGTTGTAGTAATTTATTTAAATTAGCCGCCGCATTAACAGTTGTTATCTCTTCTCCTGCCGCCACAGCCAACATATTCTTTCTAATGATTTCGTAATATTTTTGTTGTTGACTTGTAAGTGGTACTTCTCTTGTGGTATAAGTCATGTCGGGCAAATCAAGACATTCTTCTTTAGTAAAACGTATTGCAGGTTGTAGCGCTTCGTGGACTACTTGCTCTGAACTGTTTTTAGGTACCCATTTAAAAGTTGTGATCCGTTGCATAACTAAGTCACGGAATGCCCCAAAGAATTTAGGTACTCCTGATGGGTTAATAATCTTAGCTAATCCGTAGGCATCGGTTGGAGATTGTGACGCTGGTGTACCTGTTAGCATCCATACCCACATATCAGGTTTGAGTACAGAGTTCAAAGTCTTCCACCGTTTAGTAGATACGTTCTTGTATGCGTTAGCTTCGTCAATCACAATCAGGTCAAATTTATCAACTGCACTTTTAATAATATCTAACCCATCAAAGTTACAGATAACAAACTCTGCTGTACTGTTAGCCGCTTCTAGTCTTTTCTCTTTAGAATAACTGTGGGCTATGGCACAAGTGCGATGCATAGCAAATCTAAATAGGTCGTTCTCCCACGCCGACTGCATAATAGATAGAGGGCATAAAACCAATACTCGTTTTATAACACCCAACTTCATTAGGTAATCTGCCGCCCAAATCACAGAGCCAGTCTTACCAGTACCTTGCTCATTAAATACAAATGCTTTGCGGTGCAGGGTTAGAAAGGATGCAGTAGTTATCTGATGGTCGAATGGTTTATAGAGACCGGGCCAGTCATACTGGGACTGAATGGGAGATGGCACGTTTTTAATACGCAAGTTTTTTAGAACCTGCGCTTCCTCCAGCCCCCACTTGACTAGCACTTCACCCGAATCTAGGATTTTAGATTTAGGTATTATTGTAGTAATACGTTGCGGCTCACGAACCTTAAGCAAGAGAGCCTTGTTCTCTATTATTTGCACTCGTTTTCCCAATAGCTTTTAGACCAAAACCGAAGTTTTGAGTCAGTGTTTTTATTATACTACTAGCTACTACTTTGTCAATTTTTTCTTGCGTTCTTTCGGACTAATTTCACTAATCAAATTACCTTTAGCATCTCTATCAAAAGAACGATTACCACTACGACTCTGCACAAAGTATCCTTGTTTACTAGAGCCGCCCTTGTCAAGCGCCTTCTTATGTGCTACGTCTTTCTTGTCGCCCTTGTGAACCTTGCCTTCTTTCAATAACTTATAGCGCAAACGATTGCGTTCTTCACGATGTTTAACTTGCTCGGGTGTGTCTTCGTACTGAGCCGCCTCAGCATACTTACGTTTAGTCTTACTCATCTGTAACTTCCTTTACCATTGTGGATACAATCTTTAACTACGCACCATGATTTACAACTAAAGTTTGGCTTGGGGTTCC